ACAGAAATTCTACAACGAATAACGCCATTATAAATAGTTCTACTAGGCTTATTTACGGAAGGGGCTTAAGTGCTACGGATGCTTCTAGAAAGCCTAACGAGTACGCTCAAATGATGGCTTTATTTCCTAAGGATTGCGTTCGTCATTTAGTAAGCGATTTAAAGATGTTAGGACAATGCGCTGTTCAACTTATATACACTAACGACAGAAAAAAGATTAAGGCTGTTTATCACGTTCCAGTACAATTATTAAGAGCGGAAAAATGCAACGAAAAAGGCGAAGTAGAAGCTTACTATTTCTCAGATAATTGGGATGAAGTTAAGAAGTTTCCGCCTAAAAGAATTCCTGCTTTTGGCTATTCTAAAGAGCCTATTGAAATTATGTACATTCGTCCTTATTCAGTAGGAATGAAATATTATTCTTACGTGGACTATCACGGAGCGCTTCCTTATGCGCAATTAGAAGAAGACATAAGCGAATACTTAATTAATGAAGTGAACTGCGGCTTTTCAGGGCGCGCTGTAGTGAATTTCAACAATGGCGTTCCAAGTGAAGAGCAGCAAATTATGATTAAGAACAAAGTCTTAAGTCAATTAACAGGAACTACAGGCGAAAAAGTAATAGTAGCATTTAACAACAATGCAGATTCTAAGACTACGGTAGATTCAATGCCTGTAAATGATGCGCCTGACTTGTACTCAACTTTGAGCGAAGAAGCAATGCGTAAAATAATGCTAGGGCATAGCGTAACAAGTCCGCTTTTATTTGGGATTGCAAACGCTAACGGATTCAGTTCAAATGCAGATGAACTACAAAATAGCTTTGTATTGTTTAATAATATGGTAATAAGACCTATTCAAGACATTCTTTTAGATGCTTTCGAAGAAATCTTAGCGCATAACGGAGTAAGCTTAAATCTATTCTTTAGGACTTTGAAGCCTTTAGAGTTTACTGACTTAGAAAACGCACTTACAAACGAACAAGTTCAGGAAGAAACAGGACTAGAACTAAGCAAGGCAAACACGGATTTAGAAGAAATACTTGCTGAAGTAGATGCTAATCAACTAGAAGAAGGATGGGTAATAGTAGACGAAAGGGAAGCAGGAGACAACGAAGAAGAATTAGACCTACAACTCATAAACAAAGAATTGGATTTAAGCGAAAATAAAACGATTCTAAGCCGTTTAATTAACTTAGTACAGACAGGAAGTCCACAGCCAAAGAAAAAGAGCGCACAAGACAAAAAAGTAGGAGAATTAAAATACTTTAAAGTACGTTATAGATACACAGGAAACAAAACGCCTGATAGAGACTTTTGTAAAGCAATGATGGCGAAAACAGATAGGCTTTTTAGAAAAGAAGACATTGATGTAATGAGCAGAAGGGCAGTTAATCCGGGCTTTGGCGAAGGTGGAAAAAATGTTTATGACATCTTTAGATTTAAGGGCGGTGCGCGATGCCATCACAAATGGAGTAGAGTTACTATGATGTTAGACTTAAATAAAATAGAAGAAGGCTACAAGGAAATAGGAACTAGGGCAGCGGAAATAAAAGGCTACAAAGTAACGAATCCTTATGAAGTTTCAGTTTATCCAAACAACTTGCCTTTAAAGGGATTTAGCCCAAGAAATAAGAACTTACCTAGCGACGTAAAATAATAGAAAATGGCAGAAGCACTTTTAATAACACGAACAGACTTAGTTAAGTTTACTTCTATGAATGGCAACGTAGACACGGATAAATTTATTCAATACATAAAGATTGCTCAAGACATCCACATTCAAGGCTATTTAGGAACGGACTTATTAGAAAAAATAAAAGCGGACATAGTAGCAAGCACTTTGGCAGGCGATTATTTAACGTTAGTAGAAACGTATATTAAGCCGATGCTTATACACTGGGCAATGGTAGAATATATGCCTTTCGCTGCTTATACAATTGCGAACAAAGGCGTTTATAAACATTCAAGTGAGAATGCAGAAAACGTAGACAAAATAGAAGTAGACTTCTTAATAGAAAAGGAACGAAAAATAGCTGAACACTACACGCAAAGATTTATAGATTATATGTGTTTTAATCAATCTAAGTTTCCTGAATACAATACAAATTCTAACGGAGATATGTATCCAAACACGGACACAAACTTTAGCGGATGGGTAATATGAAGCAATACAGACCGAAAGAAGAAAACGTAAAGAAGTTAAGACTATACTTAAAAAAATTAACAAATGGCAGAAAAGAAAATAAGTCAACTAACAGCGAAAAGCGCTAATCTAGCTTCTACGGATTTAATTCCTATTGCAGAAAGCGACGGACTAGGCGGCTATGTTACAAAGCACGTAACAGGCGCTGAAGTAGTAGGAGGAGCAGGAAGCACGACTATTTACAACGGAGACGGACAGCTTTCAGCAGACAGAACAATAGATTGCAATAGCAACTTTTTAAAGTTTGCTAAACTAGAATATTTATACTTTCAAAGTAACGCTGTTCCAAGTCCTTCCGGAACGCCTTTTGTAGACTTTTTTATAGACCCTTCAGGCGCAGCTACAAGCGACATTTTCAAAATAAGAGACACAAGTACAGCGCACTTCAAAGTACAAAATGACGGAACTATAGAATTTAACGAAGCTTATACTTTTCCACAAGCAGATGGCGCACAAGGACAAGTCTTACGAACAGACGGAGCAGGCGCTTTAAGCTTTTCAAATTTAAGCACAGGCTTATTTAGTCAAACAGCAGACAGCACGCCTGTAACAAACACTACTACGCCTTCAAGTATATTAGGAACAGGTATAGGAAGTTTAACGGTGCCTGCAAATAGCTTTGCTGTAGGAGATTCTTTTCATTTAGTAATTAAGGGAAATATAAGCAACTTAAACAACGAAACTATAGTAATAGAATTAAAGGCAGGTTCAGTAGTTTTAGCGACAAGTGGAACGCTTACGCTTCCTACTATGACTAATCAATCTTTTGAAATAGAAGCGGACTTCACAATAAGAGCAATTGGAGCAGCTACGACAGCTTCGATATTTACAGGAACAGAATTTAACTATATTCAAAACTCAGGAAGTAATTTTGAGGGCAAAATGTTTCATTCTTTGAATAATACTACTTTCGACACTACAATAAGTAACACTTTAGATGTTTACGTAACGTGGGGAACTGCAAGCGCTTCGAATTCTATTTATTCACATATTACTAACTTAAGACGAACTTATTAAAATGGCAAATACAATAGACTGGGGGCAAGGAGCAGTAAACAACACAATAGGATGGGGCAAGGGAAAGACGAACGCTACTAATAATTGGGGTTCTATTTATGACAGCACAGCAGCAGGAGAAACTAACATAACTGGAGGAGGAGGAGTAGATGCAGATGCACAAGCATTTGTAACTAACGCAGGTATAGTTGACCAAGTAGAAGCTAATGCAATAAATAACTTAGTAATAGGATTAAAAGCTGATGGCTTGTGGACTAAGATGGATGTAATATATCCTATGGTTGGAAGTACAGCAACATCTAATTCTTACAACCTTAAAAATACAGCTACAAATCAATTAACATTTAGTGGTGGTTGGACTCATTCATCAACAGGAGCTAAACCTAATGGAACAAATGCTTATGCAAATACTGGATATAATCCAAGTGTTACAGCTAGTTTAAATTCTCATCATTTAAGTTATTATTCAAGAACTAATAGTAATGGAACTGAAGTTGAAATAGGAACTTATCCAGGTGGTTCTTATGATTTACTTGAGCTAAGAACTTCAGGAACAACATATTTTTTAATTAATCAAAATGGAACAACTTCAAGTTTTTCTGATTCAAATTCTCAAGGTTTTTATATAGGAAATAGAACAGCTTCAAATGTCATAAATGGTTGGAAAAATGGCAGTAAAGTTGTAAATAGTTCAGTTGCTTCAAATATACTTCCAAATGGAACACTATTTTTAGGTGCTTTAAATCAAGGTGGTGCATTGTATTATTCAACAAAAGAATGTGCTTTCGCTTCAATAGGAGATGGCTTAACAGATACTGATGCAAGCAATCTAAATACTCGTGTAACTACATTCCAAACAGCATTAAATAGAAACGTATGAAACTAACAGATTTAACAACAGAACAAAAGTCAACCTATGTTGGACTATTGAC